CAGTAAGTGACTGCATCCATAGCGGAAAATTCGGTTGTTGAAACAACGAAGTATCCGCCACAGACGAAGTCGTCCACGTAAACGTCTTGTAGTAATTTGGTCTCGAACAAATGTAGTCGAGTCTCATCTCATCCTCGTCCGTACCAGCCCACCCGGGTATTGTTGCCAGCGCGTTCGCAGCACTCAAGCCAAGCTTGTGTGATGTGTCAACGCCGTCAGCATTCAGAAAGTACTGTGTTGGTGACTGTCTGACTCGAGTTATAGGGGCCTCCACTGATGGTTTCGAAAAACCAAGCATTTTAAGTACTGCCTCGCCAGCGTCGGTTATGAATCGAGCCGGTTCTGACAGCCATCCCAGTCCCACCCATGGCAACACGTCTGATACAGCTGTTCCTATAGATCGAACTGTGCCTGAAATCGTTCCTCTAGACTCCATCTTTGCAATTTCCTTGCCCACTTGTGCATAGTTAGTAGTTAGTGGTGCATCAGTCGGGTATCGCAACTCGACGTCTTCGAATGCGGCCCAAATGGTGTAGTTAACAGAGTTAGCGGCCTGTGAGGTAAGGGGGGAAATAACAGAAATTACAACATTACCAAAGGATCCTTGTCCTTGTGGCAAGCTGAAAAACAAATAGGGTGAAATGTAAGGGGTGGTAAATGACATGCTGGTAGTGTTGGCCAAATTCATGACGACATGAGGGCATCCAGATGCCGCTATCAAGTCGGTGGTGGTATTGGTATACCACTTGGTATGTGAATTCATATATTCCGAATACGGAACATAATGAAGCAATAGCGCACCGGCTTGGAAGGGCTGTGAATTGATCTCAATTCGCACTTTGACTTTAGCTTTCATAGCAGCAAAACCATCCAATTTGTAAACATTTTGGTTAAGATTGTTAGCACCCACCTTGAATAGAGCAGAAGGAAATGTTAGATTAGCCAAGGTCTCTCCTGCATTCTGTGTTGAAGACCAACTACCTTGGCTGATGATCACCATGCGACTCAAGAAATTCTGAATCGAGTGATCCGTGGTCTCCGTGATGGAATCGTACATGATAGACGGCATGTCTGCTTCTTTCGTTACATACCTGTCCGTAGCTGTTGATCCATCATCTCGTAGTGTAATCGTGTCCGTTGTCGTTGCTTGGGTCGTCATCATAATGTCGGGGTCTGCATTGAAATTCTGTTGTTGTTCGGTAAGCTGTTCCTTAGACGCTAGCTAGCTCAGGCTGCGCGTCGCACCAATGTTCCCTTGGATAATGTGGGGCTGCCACAGGCGATCCTAGGGTATAAGAGTAAATACTCCCGCCTCTTCCGTCGATAGCGTTGCTTAGATCCTTGAATGCATTGGAATTTTGTATAGATCTTGCAGGTTCACATCGACGGGGTACATCATGGCCTGAAATGACTTTCATCTGGTGGTAAGTTGGGCCTTCATCAACAAATCCAGTTATGTTAGCTTCGATTGCGCATTGCACAATCCTGGGCGCGTAGTCATTATAAACGCGGCATCCATGCATAGCTAACTCCTTGAGAACGTCGGTGATCACCATCGCTTCTTCTGGGCTCGAATCAACTCCTTTAGACTTAGTCCAATTGAGCATTTCCAAGCGAGTTTCCAATTCTGCGGGGCACATATAGGCAGGTGTTAAGCCTGTTTTAGTGTCCACACGTCTAAAGAACCTCTTCAAAAAAGAAACTTCGGTGATGGTCTTGTGGGGTCGGGGGTCGTCGCTCTTGTCGGCAGGGGTGTAATCCATGCCGAACTGTTTCATCATGGCGGTAATAGTGTTCATATTAAACCAAGAAATAATATCGGGGCTCACAGAGTAGATATTGTCATCTCCATAAGCTACCAATTTCACTTTCTTGTTAAATGTCTCCATATTGTCACCGGCTTGCTTGTAAAGGCGAGCCAGCATCAAATAGGCACATCTGAATATTATGTTCACATAGAGGCTATTCACCTCAGCCGTCGCCACGAATCCACTCGGTAGTGAATGTGTACATTGATAAACTCGATCTCGACACAGACGCACTGCATAAACAACATGGTACCATAAATTCCTGCGAATTCTAGTATTTCCGTCATTGTACTGCGCATCTAGTATCTCAAAAATCTTCCACATGATCTTATCTATCAACGTACCGTCGAAAAGTCGAAAATCGCCGTCCAATAAAAGGGGAGAGTTTGATAATAAATGACTGGCTAAGGAATCCCATTCCTTACTCCAGACATTCAAACCTAC